CACCGCCGTAATAGATTGACCCGCCCATGTGATCAATAATCGCATCAGGAACCGCAAATGGATCGCCTGGATCACTTGGCAGATCATAAGGCACATTAGGATCAACGCCGGCATAAGGATTGCCTCCTGTTACTGGGTCCGCTCCTGGTGTGCCGGTGTCTGGTGGTAAATAAGGATTGCCGCTTGGCGGTGCGCCAGGGTCAGGTATGTTTCCGTCTATCCCAGAGCCTGCATTTGGATCGGTAAAATCTGGGAATGATCCCGTATCTAAACCAGCCAAGATTGTGTTGACCATATCAAGATCTTCGATACGGTTTTTCATATCTTCGGGCAAGTCATCGTAATCGCTTTGCCCGTGTTTGCCTTGGATTTCGTCTATAATTTCATCGATAGACTTGTCTTCATACGGGTTGGCTTTATTTCTATCTTCAACATCTTCTTCGCCGTCCGGTCCAGAAATTCCAGGCATTATCTAGCTCCACCAATCTTCACATCGATATCCACACCGAATGCGTCATTAAATTCTCCCGAAGTGTTCACCCTGATGCGGTGATATCGGGCCTTGTTGCGAAAACTCATCTTGCCTAACGTGTTCTGCGCCTGGGCAAGACCAAAGCTGAAGTTTTCGTTTTGATTGTTCCTTGTGCCGCTCTGTACGGTGAGCGTTGCGCTTGATCCATCGACCAGTGGCCTTACACCAGTAAGCACCATCGTTTTACCGCCTGGATCTGCTAATTCTTTTGTTTCTAGTTGCGCAGCCAATGACGAGCCGACAAACGTACCCATCTTATGATCCGTCGCAAATGCAGCCATCGAGACTCGACCGCCTCGGAATGCTTCGGAGTCTACTGCTATCGAATCAAGGTCAATACCTTGTGGCAGCGGCGTATCTAGTTGGTCGAGCGTAAAGTCTGTTGTCAGGTACTCAGAGATTACTTCTGTGTCTACCTGGCAGTAGGACCATCGATCTGCCGCCCAGTTATAGATGAGCAAGTAATCGTTATAAGAAAGCGTTGAATCGCTCCTAAACGACCAGATGACCATGCGATTTCGTCTATCAACAACACCCCTAACAAAACGCACTGAGTTTTCGCTAGCTGTACTAAAAAACCAACGATCTACTTTTTCAGCACCGATTGGCCTAGATCCCTGACCATTGAACGCATAAAAACCGTCCTGGCCTAAGTAATAAATAGTTGAGCCTGACCAACAAACGCTATCGGGTGCTGGTGTACCTCTACCCTCTTCGACTTCGTTAAGCCTAAATATCGTGGGCGGTCCAGAGTATTGCATCGTCCAGATAGAGTTTTCTTGGAAGATGACTCCGTACTGCCCTGGCACGATGGCTTGTATATCTCCACCATCGCCCTCTAAATCTCGTGTATCTGACTGCGTGGCAATTGATGCGGCCCACGATTCAGTATTGTTATATCCAGACCAGTTTAGTCGGTTTGGTCTTGCGGTCCCGTCATTGAGATTGCCCAGGACCATAAAGTTTCTAACCGTTGCAATCGATTCTGCTTTGGGTGGCGAACCTGGCAAATCCAGATAGGTGCTCGATGAAGTGAGATCAAAATACTGCGGCGCAATACCCGCTGCCACGGCTATCAACCGATCCCCAAAACGCGACCAACGCCAGCTTTCTACGCCGACATAACCGCCGCTCTTTGACTCATCTACCCACGTTTTTGCATCCGTCAGGCTCTCTATTTTGGTCTGTGAGCCTGCATGTACGTGAATATCCCCAACACTATCTTTAACACTAATCGAGCCTGTACAAGCTCCTGTTAGAGCCGTAGAGAATGATTGTAGCGATTTAAAAGAACCATATGTCTGGACATAAGGCAGCACGTTCTTAGCTATCGTCGCGCCTGGATTATCTAAGTCAGGCTGGTCAGGTAGCCACTCGCCAAACACCATTTTGGTCATGGCGTTCCCATTCCCCCCGTCCTAAACAATGCAGAACCACTGACTCGTGACCAGCGTTCTTCCTGGTTAGTTTGTTCCACTGCAATCGCAAATTTCTGTGCGTATCGCGTCTCATTTTCGGGTTCTAATGCCCACTCTGAGGCGGCACGTAGAGCCCCATACAGGTAGACATCGTAATAGGTACTGAGCAGCGTATTGGTATCAGAATCGGCTGATAACGCATCAAAAGCCTTGTAATAGACCAGTGTAAGAGAGCCGCTTGTCGGTACAGGAGCCAATATCAGATTAGACCCCTCAATCGTGTAAGCACGAGGATCGCCGCCCGAAATATCAAATATCTCCGCACTTCGTATCCTGGCGGGTGGCAGATAATCCAACTCACGCTTGTTAGTGGCATTGCTTGAAATACTGCGCATGGATATAAATCCCGCAGGCAATGCTGTAGAGCGAGAATTGACTGAAAAAGATGTGTCGGTTGTCTCCATCGCACCTATCCGCACCGATCTCCTTATCTCGGCTTCTGCAAGGCGCACAAATGTCGCTTTCAACGCATCGGTAATATCAGATCGAGCCATATACTCGGTGATATCGCTTTTTAGTGTCGCGTAAGTGGTCATATCTTGCCGTTAATTAGTTTCAGATAGCTGTTTTCACGGCTATTGAGTTTCATTGAGAGATAGGTTTTCCAGGTCCAATCCTGGCGATAAGTGGTCTGCCACTCTTTCTTCCATTCTCTGTGCATCGTATCGGGAATCCTGGCAACCAATCGCCCCCTGGCGTTCTTGTTTACGACAGCGTGATTTCGTAGCTCCGCATTGGAATCGAGAATCGCTTGCACCTGTTTGCCAGACTTAACGTCCTCAGTTACCAACTGCTCACCGTCCGTATAGACGCGAGTGCGGTTGCCATTCCACAACGGCTTATCGATTATCTTTTTCATAGAATCCCCATAAAAAAGGGGGCCTTTATGGCCCCCTTCTCAATTGGCAGCTTTTAGCTAGCTGTCATAGCTGTATCGTCGTTCACATCAGCATAGATACCGTGTGCGCCTGGGTTTTCGATCTTGAGAGCGAAATCCACAAGCAACATTCGACGCTCTGCATCACCGACCTTAGAGATAACATCTGTTCTGTAGTCATCGAGGTAAGATACCGAAGCATATTCAGTATCCAAAACGAAGACATCGACGTAATCAGACGATACCTGGCGTTGGAACCTATTAGGCACAACATCAAGTGTTCCGAAGTCAGAAACGTAAACGTCTACCGCGCCAACAACGCCTACACCGTCTCGCGTGTTCTTACCAAAATCCTGGTAAGGGGTAGCGATTCGGCTTGAGCTAGAGAACATATATTTGGAAAACTGCTGCTTAACAGTCGGTCCCATCATAATCACATTCGGGTTAGACCCGTTGATGTAGCATGATTTGATAACCCCTAGCAGGCCGTCTTCGGTTAATGCTCTTGCAGTACCATCGGTAGCTGCCGTGCCTGGATAACCGTCTTGGGTTGAGGACAATGCTGGATCAGCACCGCCAGAACCCCTTGCAGTATTTCCGCTATCAACTTCAGAAGAAACCGCAACACCAATCCAAGCTGGTAGACCAGCCGTAGTGCCTGCGCCTGAGTTAGATCCTGCTGCGGCTACTTGGTTCGCCAGCAATATGGACTCAACGTCTCGCTTGATTTCCTTACCAGCCTTCGCTAGTTGATAAGCCATTTCTTGCTTTCTGCCAGCCTTATTCACGATATTGGCTCTACGTGAAACAACTAGATCTTTTCTAGCTATCTGGCAGTAGTTACCCAACCTGGCGGGAGTAGTTAGGGCATCGCCGTCAAACTCATCACCGTCAATATGGGCGTTAGATGCACTCGCCGTAGCAAGCGAGTCTTGCAACCACTCGGTATAAGTGTTGGTTGCCTTGTCCTTTCCAATGCTTGACTGAAAAGGTGTTTCGGTTGGAGAGATGTCAGAGATGATGTTTGATAAATCTTCTCGCGCATTGTCTCCATTGGTTGCTAGATCATATCTGTCTAGCGTATTGGTGGACTGTGCCATTTTAGATTCCTCGTTAAAGTATCTTTTCTAAAAGTGCTGCTGCGTCCTTGATGTTTCCACTCTTGCGTAACTGGCCTCGTAATGCCTTCACTTGTTTTTGGTCAGTCTGTTTAGGAGTAATTCGCTTTCCTGGGGTTAACGCTTTTGGTGCTTTCTTAACCGCCTTAACGGTCTTGTCAGCGTTCGCTAGCTGTTTCCTGTACTGCATCGCCTCATACGCCATTCGCACATAACGATGGTCGTGGATGTTGTTAACAAATTGAGCTTCAAACTGATAGTCAGGCTCTTCCATCAGGAATTGCGTAACCTCATTCCGTAGCTCGGCGTTCCAGTTTGGGATCACCTCGTTTAAGCGTTCTGACTCCTGTTCCAACTGTTCCGCAACTCGTGAATTACGATCTTGGGCCAGCTTTTGCTTGGTTGCATCATATTGAGCAGAAGCGGTTGATCTCAGCTTTTCAAGTGCCTTAACTTGATCCTCGAAGCCAATGCGTTTTGCATTCCATTCGGCAACATTTGACGTCCGTAGCTGCTTCATGGCTGGCGACTGCATCTGCTTCTGAATCCCTGATGTGAGAGTGTTTAAGATGTAAGCGTTCTGAGCATTTGAACTCTCGAACTGCTGCATACGCTCTTGCACCTGGGCGTCAAATTGGCGGCGGTCTTCGGCAAGCTGATTTGCCTTATTTAGAAAATGTCTACTCTTTTGGTGATCACGAATCAGGGAATCTAACGTCACCTCACTGCTCTGCCCGTCAACCTTTACTTTCGCCTTTACGGTAGCTAGCAACTCATCAATCGGAGTGTCTAACGCCTCGGCAAAGTCTTCGAGCGTTTCGTAAGATGACTGTTCTATCTCTTCTTCGGATGCCGTTTCTTCTTCGACTTCCTCTGTCGTATCGCTGTCCTCTTGGACCTCATCCTCTGCAACTTCGACCTCTTCTATAACCTCTGGCTCTGCTTCCTCTGGTTCTGGTGCTTCAACAGGCTCCTCCCCAGGCTCATCAAAGAGCGAGGTGTTCATTAGTCTTTCAGTTGCGATGTCTACTGAATTGGTAGAATCCGTTTGGGTATCCACTTATCAATCTCCTTTTATGAGGTCAGCGACCTCGATTCTTGTTAGCCCGTTGCTCTTGAGCACGAGCCTCTAATTTGCCGTGGGAGACGTACTCCCATAGCTTCTTCTTCAACCGACGATTTGCCTGGATCGATCTCCAACGCCTTGCCTTCCTCGCCGTCATGTAATGCGGTAGAGGCCAATGCGTTAACGGCATCTTTCTCGATTGCGTCAAAACCTTCTTGTAATAACGGATGCTCTAATAACTGCTCGGCATCCTTTCCTTTCACTACTGGATCTCTTCTCTTCATCGTATTGCGTTACTCAAATATTCCATTACGCCACCTAGCTGACCCTGCGCTCTTGGGTCGAGACCCTCATACCAATCCAAAACATCAGGCCCAACGTCTTGCAACGCAGGCTCTATAAACGCTGTATTTATTGCTCGGTAGTAATCGTTGTCGGTGACCGCTTCAGCAACGCCGCTCATCGCATCCATCAGTGCCTGGTTAATTAGGTTGTCCTCCATCGAGCCAAACCCGATAGCTTCTGGTGCTCCGCGCACAAAATCTCTTGCGCCTTCTATCTGCTCTCCAGAGAAATAATCCATCGCGCTTGGATCCGCTTGGTTGTATGCTGCCGCGCCCATAAAGCCAGAACCCATACCGGCTAGTGAATTGGCTAGAAAGCCGCCTATCTGACGCTGCCCCTCCAGCATTGGGCTTGTTTTTGCCGTGTCCGATAAAAGCTGGCTTAACTGTTTGAATGATGGGTCTAGGCCACCTACCGCATCTTTAAGCTGCGTCCAGGCTGTATTCTTTTGGTCGCGCTGAGTCGCAAATGAGGCTTGTGATTCTTGCGGCATCATCTGTGCTGCTACGCCGGTTGCGCCTACAGTCACTGCTGCTGGCGTGAATAAAGACTGCCCCTGCTCCATCCTTTGCTGAAGCTCTGGTGTTTTTAGATCAATTGTCAGGGGGTTGTATTCAGCCATTTCTGGTATGTAACCAACTTGTGGCGTTTGACCTGTTACGCTTTTAACAGCTTTTGGAACGTTAACAGCGTATTGGGTTTCCATTGCATCCTTGTAACGAGAACCCCATCTGTCGATATGCGCTTGAGGGGGCGCAAACGCAACTTTGTCGTAACCCTCGCTGGTTGCTCGACTGACGAGGTTTTTCATCACCAGCTTGTTCCAAGACTCACTGTCTTGCACAAACGGACCTTTTTCTAATCCTCCTGCTGTATCTGGAAAGCGTCTTAACAACTGCCCGTCTTTGCTGCCTAGAATCGCTTCTAATTCTTGATCAATCCTTATCGGCGTTTCGCCCTGGAGCGATGGGAAATAACGCTGCAAAACATCACTAAACATTGAGTCAGCTTGCGCCGCCGCTTGTTCTGGAGATAAACCGGCTTTTTTTGCATCATCCAAAGCCATAGCCTTGTAGGAATTAAAGCCAGTTTTAGCAGCCGTTAAGTTTTTATGTATCTCTGTTGCTTTCCACGGTTCTATATCACCGAATTCTGAAAGCCTCCCTGTCATTCCCTGCGCTCTTCGCAAATCTTGTAAGGCTTCATTTAAAACAGAATTCTTGTAGTCCAGAGCAACTCTACCTTGCTTCAAATCATCAGAAAGTCGTGTAATGGACGCATCGTATGCTTCTATATCTGCATTGACTTCTGCTTCTGTTTTGCCTGCTTTGTTGTAAGGAATGAACTCATTCAAACGATCAGAAATGCGCCTTGTGGCTTCATTTGCAGCCTTTATTGATTCGGGGTCTTTGAATCCTTTTTGTCTTGCCTGTTGCGCCCAATCGCTTTGTATTTCTTCAACAAAAAATATCTTTTCATTGTTTGGACCAACTCTGTCGGTTACTCGGTAGTGCGCAACAACATTGGGGTAATCCTCGTAGTGGCCCAGATCAAATTTAACCTCGCCACCTGGGTCTGCCTGTATTATGAACTCTCGGTAATTGTCTCCCCCCTGTATTCTGTACTCTCCGTATTTTGTATGACCCAAATCACCCCCGCCTTCGTCATAGTCAAAATCTTCAACGTGCTCTTCTGCTAACCGATATAACGCAATCTCCGCTTCGCTTTCTGAATAGACAGGGTCAAACCCATCTCGTATGCCTTCATCGAGATATACCAAATCTCCAAAAGGATCATTGTCATAATTAGCCGCAAAACTGTAACCAAAATCATCATTTCCTATTAGGCTTATCTGACGTTCTGGCATTTCGTTGACATCAGGAAGCGTTACGCTAATGCGATATAAAGGATCAGAGTCGTAATTTGCCTCTACCAACCTTTTTGCTTCCCCGCTCAACCATGCCTGCGCATCGCTAGGCAAATCATCGAAATCTACTTCGCCTTCTGCAAAATTACTTAGCTGTTTAGATAATTCGAATCTTTCTTCTGGCGTACGACGAAGAGAAAAAGAGATCGTTCCCTCTAAATCGCCTGCATTTCCGTAGTTATCAAACACAAGCTCTTGGTCATACTTAAGCATTTCTTTTGCTTCACTTGCCACATAGTCGTCGCCATGAGCCTCTGAGATAGTTAGGGTTTCTGTGTCATAACCGAGTTGATCAACACCCCTTCTTGCACTTTCAACTAACTCCGTTTCCTCTAAATCGATCCTGCCTTCGTCTATAGCTCTTAATAACTCTTCTTGCGTTACTCGATCCTGCTTTAACAAATCGTCCAGGCCCAACTCGCGCAACTCTTCATCTGTAACGCCTTTCTTTTTGAGGAAATTGCGTAGTTGATCGCCACGCTGTTTTCTTTGCGGTAGCGTTTGTGCCAATGCTTCGGCCCTGCTGTACTGGCCCGTCTGCGTAGACATGACTGCTTCGGGAAAATCTGCGCCTTTTTTATCCTTGATCTGTTGCAGCAATTCGCTTAATGCGTACTTTCTAGCCACGCAACTGTTCCGTTAGTAAATCCACAACGCCTGTTTCAGTGCCATCGTTTTCTATGTCTAAGCCCCTGGCTTCTTCTAGCGTCTTGTAGGTTTGCGCTTCTTTTAGCTTCTTATTGGCATCCATCTCGGCAAGCTTGGCCTGCAACTCTGCCATCTCCATTTGCATCTTCTGCATCTCGGCACTCATCTGTGCCTGGGCTTCTGTTGCGCTCTGCTGCGCCTTCATCTGCATCTCGTTAGACTTCATTTGCAGATTAGCCATTGATTCTTCTTTACGGTTTTGCAGATCAATCATTGCTAGCTGCTCTGCCATTGATGGGCCTTCTGGCTGCTTGGGCGGTATCGTTGCTGGGTCCGTAAAGAACGTCTGCGTCTCACCGATATTGCCTAGCTCGACCATCCTATCCAGCGTGTTATAGACGTTTGCGGATGTTGCTAGCCCAAACGGGACCGCTTCTTTTTGTATCTCTAATAACGCAGTGAGCATCTTTAACTCTTCTGACTTGCTGTTATGTCCCAGGCCAACGGCTACCGATACATTGTTTCGCTCTCGCCATGATGACGGGTTAAACGGTATCCACTCCCCTCGAATTCGTATTGCTCTGTCTTGGTCAACGCTTGTTCTTAGCAACTGGTGCATCTTCACAAATAGCTGCTTAACGCCGGTCTCACCAAAGATCCGCACGATCATCTCAACTCGTTGCGATGCTTGGCTGATGGCACTCTGATATGCGCCCATTGTCGTTTCACGCAAGATATTCGGATCAAGGCTCAATTGCGGGGTTACGCCCGTCCGAATACCCTGCATCTCATCCATCGTCTTAATGACTGGGAGAATCTCTGAGACGATTGGTTGCACTTGTTCTTCGCGCAGTGCGCTTGGATCTCGTGCTGGGATGAACTCGCTAGCCGTGTCCAGTAATACATCGAGCGTTCCAGCCTCATCGGATATGAACGCATCGCCAACGTATTTACGGCGAACATTGGCCTTGTAGATGTTATCGAGCATATTTCGCATAAGCGTCGATTTAATCTTTTGGATGTCTTTAACCGCATCAATCATGGACAACCCTGGATGCTGATGCGGCAGCGGAATCGTTGTCAGCGCGACAAACGGCTGATAATTGATTTCCTCATCAGCAAACACGGTTGAACCTATGAGACAAATCTTGCGATGCTCTGCTATGCCATCGCCGTCTTCATCAATCTTTAAGTAACACTCATAAACCGTATAACTGCGCATAGACGGATCTGACTCATCAACTGCATCCTCGTCCTCGCTGAATATCTTATTCTCGTCTTCCTCATCAAACGTATTACCACCCGCACCAACCTCATCGAGCAGGTCGCGGTCGTAACCCATCTCAAGTAGTTCGGAATAGGTTTTATTAACTCGGTGACAAATAAAATCGGAATCGTCCAGGTCAATACTGAACGTGTTCTCTGCTACCAGCATCTCATCAGGCGGTATGTTGACTAGCTTTGGTTCCATCAGCGTCTTCGTAACACGCAGCTTCACCGAATATTTTTCGCTAGACATCGTGTTGCCTAACTGGTCGCTGACCTCTTCGTATTCACTCTCCTGCCCTACAACCTCAACTTCGCCTTCTTGCATCAGGCCCATCATCACGGCTTCTAACTGCAATGCATCGAGGCCCTCAAACTCCTCGACGCGAGTTACCACCCGCTCATCCATAAACAGCTTTATGTAGCCATTGGGATACATCAGCGTGTCTTTAAACCAGTTATATAACGCCAGGAATGAATTGTTCTCCCTGGTCAGATAATGGTTGGCTATCTGAGTCTGTTGCCTTGCTTCCTGCTCATCTTCTGGTCCGACCGGCTCATAGCTGACAACATCATTGGATGAGGTAAATACACGCATGATCGACGGCAATGCCCACTCAACAGCTTCCATCGCCTCTCGTGTTACAACACTTGAGAATCCATCGCGCTCGTTTCCATACGACCTACCTACGTAGTAGTCGTAATTCTCCATGCGAGTCTCGGATATCTCGCCGCCCGATTCGTTCAAGGCATCATTGATCTTGCCTCGCACAATCGATACGACTTGCGATTCATCCATTGGCTCTATTTCCATTAGGTTCTCCAGGCGGTATCACCGCCCCATTGAGTGCCGATAATCTTGCGTCTGCGCTCACTCATTTGTGTGTCATTGATCCTCGACCACGAGGATTGCTTAAACCCTTGCGCCACCTGACGGAACGCATCTGCGCCGTTAGAAGCCCAATTGTGTAAAGGTGTTGATCGATGCGTGTTGTTCTTCGCATCAAATTGATATTCGTAGTTAGCCAGGGCCTCTATGCCCTGTTCGCACCGCTCTTTATCAAACCAGCAACTGGCGAACATTCGCCTGGTCATCTCGATACCTTCTTGGATATGCCTAATGCGCGGCACAACCTCGATGGGTTTAACTCCAGAGTCTTCTAGCTGCTTCTTGCGGTTGTTGACCATGCCGAGTAGCTCAAACTCAACATCGTGCGGTAAATAGTGAGTGCCGTAGAGGTAGTCTTTGCTCTTGACCGCTTTCGCATAGTAATCGATATCAACTAACCGATTTTCTACATAATCGATAAATCGATACTCAATCCCTACCTTCTGGAACATCCAAATCGCTGTCGTATCATTCTTGCCTAAATCCCAGGCCGTATGCACTTCTGCGCTTGGTTCTACCGGCACTCTACAGATGCGTCCTTCCTCACGCGCCTGTTTTAATTGCTTCCCGTATATTGCGGAACTGGCGAAACTCTTAAACTCGCCTTCCCAAACGTGCAAATAATCGTCGTAATCTAATTCTTTTAGGTGCGCCATCTCAGAATGAAGCTCATCTGAGAACCAGGGATTATCCCGCCAGGACACTTTCTCTACGATTGCGCCCTCTGGTGGGTGCTCTACAAATCGCTGGTATGTCGCATCAGATCGGTTTTTTGGGTTAAACGTGACCCATATCTCTGATCCAGGCTTTCTAACTGTCGGTATCAGCACCTGCCAGGAGTCATCGCTAACTCTGTCAGCTTCCTCAATCCAGACAATATCAATGCCTTCTGTCGATTTAATCTTATCGACGTTATGACGCAGGCCCTCAAATATAAACTCGGAGCCGTTCTTGCCTCGTATCGTATGCTCTACGATCTCGTAATGGTTCCTTAGTCCAAGCCGATCTATCTGGTCAGCTAGTAACTTGTGAACTGACTCCCGTATCGATCCCTGTACTTCCCTCGTGCAAAGCACCCTCAAGGGCCTCTGTGTCGCTTGAACCAGGAGTGATATAGCGCAATTCCATGACTTCGCCGCTCCCCTCCCGCCCCAAAATACTTTGTATCTGTTCGGTTGGTACAGGGTTTGGTAGATCGCTGGAATCTCTAGTGTCTTTTCCAACTAACTTCACCGTAATGTTTTGTAACTGATCCACGCCGTCTACATTGGCTACTGCAACGGCTGATAAATTGGGTACTGACTTGTCTAACAGGATCTTAATTGCAGCTATTTGAGTCTGTGATAGCTCAACCTCGCCAAGTGCATGATTTGTAAGGCGATTGATTAGCTGACTTGCCTGTATTTTTGTGCGTACAGTTTCGCTATGACGCAGGTTTAATCGGGTAGCCATTTAGTAACTCTTTCGGGTGCGCCTCTTGCCAGAAGTTTTAGCCTTACTATTAGATTTGGCTCTCTTTCGGTAGTGCTTCATCCCGTAGTGCGTTCCAGGCATCTTTTAATCCTTAAAAAAAAGGCCCTAGCAGGAGTAGTGCGTAGGGCCGTAGGAGAAGAGGAAGTAATAATCCTCTAGCGGGATAACCGTAAGGTTAGTAACCCACGTTGTTTAATACTGGGTCAATTTGATGCGCAAAACAAGCGTTTTTTAGACTTTTGGTTTATTTAAATTAGCTCTAATTCTACTAACCCTGGATTCCAAATACTCTATTGTGTCGTTGTAAGTGTTGCTTTTCTGCCCGAGCTCTTTTTCCATTATCTTCTTAAAATCGAAACACTTGCCCGCAAAACTATCTGCATTAGCAATATTGCTTGCAATAAGCTCCACTCGCTTAGACCGCAATCGTAGTGCTTTTTCTGAATTACCAAATATGTCGCTGTACGATTTTGTCTTCATTTAGTCACCTTCTCTACGCTTACAAACCACTGAAGCAATTCTTCAAAATACTCAGATTGCGTGTAGTCAGCAAAATTGTGTAAACCAAAAACGTGCATGGTTTCGTTCCAAAGCGTTGATTTGTAGCCGTCCTTTAGGACAACCTCTATAACGCTATCGCTCGAATCCTGTACGACCTCCTCGACCATAGCCATCCTAGTCTTACCAAGCCTCGCTTTTATGCGCTCTACTGTTGGCACTCTTCTGTCGTTTGTCCTGGGCATATAAAAACTCATTTATTACTCCTAATGGCTTAATTGCCATACAGAGAGTATCTCAAATTCTTACCCTAATATCAACTTCTGGTTGATTTATATTAGCTATTATTCCACGTGGAACATATGCGCAAGAACCTTCCTTAGTTTCGACGCATACTTTGCAGGCCGTTCTGTGGTAGGCGTTTGGCCTGTCAAAAGCTGCGCAACATCCATCCCCAGTTTCTGCGCAAGCGGTTCATAAAGCTTGTGTCTGGGGTGCGTCTTATTGATCTCCCATTGGCGCACTGTCTCATAGCTCACGCCTAAGCCTTCTGCTAACTGTTTGCGCGAGATGCCTTTTGCTTTCCTAGCTTTAATTATAGTTTTGCCAATATTCATAGTTTTAACCCCGCCTTCGACCGCACGGACGGGAACGTGTAACACAGGCGAACCTTCGGTTACTGCCTCGGTCTATCTAGGCTGCGTAAGGGTTGCAGCCTAAATTCAATAAAATAATGCTCCTTCTAAAAGCCTCTTTAATGCGTCTATCCGCCGATATATCTCTCGCTGCCTTATCTCCAGGTAATGCTCGATAATCCTTATTCGCTCTTTTTTTGATTTCGGTTCGCCTGGATACGCCCAGTAATAAATGCGTAGAAGATCCGCATTTTTTTCTTCCGTCCCTCCAAGCTGGTTAACAATGGCCCCAACTCTTTCTGCCAGACGTAGGCTTTTATCCGAAGGTGTAATACGACTCTCCCGATATCCCGTAGGTACATACCAAGGAACCTGCTTCGGATAACCAATGTGCGGCATCTCTCTCGCAGCTTGCGCCCATAGGAGCAGCAAACTTTCCACATCAGGTTGTTCCGACGATTCGCTTGATATCTTCAATCGCTGTACCTCGAAATTGTGGGGTTGTGTACCGTAAGACCCGCCAACCATTAATGACCGCCTCGTTGTATTTGAGCATATCGTTAACATATCCAGACGGTCTGTTATGCCTTCCATTTACGAAGATTCCACCTTCAATTTCTATTGCAAGCTTATGTTTTTGTGCGCTTTTCTTGATCTCTATTTTATCCTGTAAGTTGATCTTAAAGCCATCTAAAACAACAAAATCGAACCGCCATTTCCTGGTGTCATGGAACATAAACTCCCTGGAATAAGGGATCTTGTTAGCCATAAGGATTAGCTCGAACTCTGCCTCTAGCGCAGATTTACCCAACCTTAATCACTCCGTTCTTAAACATCCGATCTATGGAGCGTAAGACCAGGAACATCATCTGCTCTGACTGATCTATCTTTGCCTGCGTATGGTTTCCCTCGCCTACCTCATAATTATCGAACTTGGAATGGCATCGACTACACAGATAGGCGATACACCAATCATGTGGCTTAATTCCTCTGCCCTTGCCGAAGCTTTGCGCCCTCATCCCGGTAAGATGCGCAGCGACAATGCTGCCCTCTGCCCAGGAGCCACAATTGATGCAAGCTTCATCCCGCGCTGAGTCGAGCAGTTTTTTCGACCTCAACGGCGAGGTTTTTGAAATACTCATCGAGGCTTTCTCCGTACTTAATCTGAAACCATTTCTTCCAGGGGATTCGCGCTCCAGGCGTTAGCGTGTCATCGCCAAGCTCATAGCGAATCTTTTTAGCCATGCAATATTTTGCGTGTTGATAATGCGCATTCATCGGATGTTTCTCAGTGTGGCTTCTCGACTGCGCTCTGCATCAAACGCTTTATCGGCAATAGCCATCTTGCGCTTCCACACACTATCCCTGATGTTTAACGTCTGGATTTCTAAATATTTCTTCTCCCAATGTTCACTTGCATAAACGTAAACTTCTGCTTTTGCCGCTGAATCTCCCGCCTCTATTCGTGCTTTCTTTTCTGCTGCCTGCCATTGCTTAAATGAAGCCTCTTTTTCCGCAAGCTCCTTACAATCTTTTTCCCAATCATCGACAAGATCAGACATCTCATTGAGAATCTCCTCCATGTCGTCTTTAAAACGGGATGTCATCTTCAAACTCCTCAGTCTGCTCTAACATCTCTGCCTGACCATCGCCCACCACAAACGTAGGTGAGTCTTTACCGCCCTTACAGACCAGGAATTGCTGGCAATAAACCTCGGTTATCTGCCTCTCTACTCCGTCTTTTTCATACTTTCGGTACTGCAAGCGACCTTGGACATCGACAAGCGTTCCTTTCTGTAACATCTTCTCCGCTCTGTCTGCCAAATCGCCAAAACAAACGACTCGATGCCACTGTGTATCGGCATTTGCGTTGTGTTTTGTTGCTAATGAGAAGTTAACAACCGTTAAATCCTGTTGTGTTTTACGCACATCGGGATCTTTGCCCAGGTTGCCCATCAAATTCACACTATTCTTCATCTAATAACCCCCTTACTGGTTGCGAGTAGTATCGAAGCCGCCCCTTAAAACCGTGTAACCAAGGCTCAAGAAGCAGTTTCATAGATTCTTTAGACTTGCGGTTTTCGTATTCCCATATTTGGGTCTGACTTGATGGTTTAAGCGTCATCGGACGGCCTGTAGGCGTTTTAACGTTTCTGCTTCACGCTGCCTGCTAAATTCTTGATTGCGTTCTGCAAGCTCGGATGGATGCAGGGGCCGTTTTTGTTTTTGTGGTATGTCGTTTTCATAACGACGATCTCTTAGGAATACTTGTAGCCCAGGTGGACCGAACTGCGAACCGCTCTGCCATGTTTCAGCGTTAGCGGCCCATTTTTGAATAATGTCTACTAACTCATTAATTTCAGTGTCTTCCCAACCATCGTCTCGCTTTAATCGCTCTGCGACCTGGAAAGCTTCGTACTTCTTACTTCGGCCTGTTGGGTAGTTTGGGTAAGCATCCCAAATCCTTGCAAACCACTCTGGATAACTCTTCTTTAAAGGCATTCCCTTACTCCTGTTACTGATCGAAACTCGGAGGCAAAGGCCCCCTACCCCCTAGCAAAGCTAGAAAGTAATGCCTTCCTGTCACCGACCTTACTCATCGGCATTTGGCCCTGGTGATCTCTCGCGCCACCTGGTTTAACCCCAGCGTTAAATCGCTTTTATATCCCGTCCTCATTAACAAACGGCTATCGGAAAATAGGATTCAGATCCCCCTTCGCAAATCCGGTCTGCTCAGACACAAAAGGAACCCAGGTTGGCGGGATGCCACGCTGTTTCCATTTTGAAATTGCTGCTACCGTAAGGTTGGTCGCTTGAGCAAGCTCAACACCTCGACCTCTAGTCCAGAATTGTTCGTGGGTTTCCATATCCATCCGTTAAATATACTTAAAGTCTATATTATTACAAACTTTAATTATGTTTTTTTACTTCGATCTAAATTAAATCAACTTTTATTTGATTTCAGTAAACGATGGGACTACTGTGTTTAGTTCAATTGATTTAGTAAGGGGAATTGATTTGGAAGAAACAGGTATTGGTGAACGCATAAAAGCGTTGCGCAAAGCGGTGGGAATGCGTCAACAAGAATTGGCAGATGCGCTGGGGGTCAGCACGAACATTATCTCGAAATGGGAAAATGGCCTTGCTCGACCATCCAGGGGCGACAACATATCAAAACTTTCTGAGGCACTTGGGGTTAGCCCAACGACTCTTATGTTTGGGAACACTATCCTAACAACTGACGATTCGCGGTCTGTAGCAGAAAAATTTGAGATGTTGAATGTAGAAAACAAAGAATTGGTTGAAATGATTATCGATCACCAACTGGAAAAACAACAGAAAACACTGAATCAAGAGGATTGTTCAGAGTAACGGGGCAAAAAATGGAAAAAGCGCGAAAATTTTTGGAAAAAAAAATAAACTTATTCTTAACTGAACCACTTAATGTTGAGGTTATTTCAACTTCGGGTTACAAGGTCAGCTACCGAAACGTAATCAGCGAAGCATATAAGGCGTATCACAAGCAGTTTTTGCGTCATAAAGACCATCACGATGCTTTTAATGATTACGTTAAAATGGTATGTCCAAGCTTTTTTGACCAATTGACCTGGAGTTGCACTATGCACCAGGATCAACGGCAATTAGTTATGAAATATCACGACCAAATAGAAATTAACTTTCTGACCTATAAAGAATTTTCGCTGCTAAAACCACTTGCTATGCAAGAAAAGAGGTTGGTTGATCGACGTATGGGTCCAGAACAAAAGCGTTTTAATAAGAAAACCAGGAAGGAAATGAAATTGCTTTACGATTGGGCTTATGAAGCGCATGAAGGAAAAAAGCCTTCGGCCTCGGCAAAACATAAAGAAATTACGGGCGGCACAACCAATTCGCAAACCACGAATGTGGCGTGGGGCTACATGAAACGATTCCAAGATCGAATCAGAGCGATAAACCGAGATCAGACTTTTGGTTTTGTGAATAAACCCACGCTAGATAACGTGATTCCTTTACCTTCAAACGAAGTTAGAAATCAAAATATCATGTGAATTAATATAGACTATAAGTTGATTTAGATCCTCTTTTGGTCCAGAGTATGCGTATCTGGACTTAAAGGGGATTTTTTTTGGACCATAAATTTATATTTGATTTAGTTCACGCCCTCGCATTTGTTCTTATCTGTGGGGTTCAGTTATGAGTGCCTTCGGCATGGCTGTTTTCGGCCTGACCGCACAGTATTGCGACCTGGAAGGCATCGACATTAACAAGCCTACGTTTGATTGTCCTGAGTGTGGCGAACACACAACCTACGAGTTTTTCCAACCGATCACTGCTCCAGATCCCAGGCTTGAACCAACGAGTCCAGGCGGGTTTATGTGTGAATCGTGCGAGGCCCTTATCCCCTTTGAGGATATGGACTATGAATGATTCGAGGATGGAAGAGATGCGCCGTCAATGCCAAGCCTATCACGAGCAAAACCCTATTGTGTGGGACTTGTTTGTTGAATACGCGAAGCAAATGCGGGATGCAGGCCACCGATCTTATAGCGCACAGGCCGTTATCGAGAGACTGAGGTGGGATTCCGACCTAAAACAAAATTCCGCACTGAAATTTAAGATAAACAATAACTACACGGCTTTTTATGCCCGTCGATACAACAA